GTGATTCTTAAGATAATTGTCTAAAGATGTAAATGAATTTCTTAACCAAGAATCTACATTTGCAAATGCAGTATATAGTTTATCATACATAAACATCTTTTTGAACTCAACAATGTTTAGTTGAGGTTGATGTACATCCATCATTTCTCTAACATTAGATTTAATTGATGATGATATATCGGGGTCAGCTAATTGCATAAGACCATAATTCATATTGATAGTATCTAAATTGTCTTGAAGTTTTTTTGCCAACTTATCATCACACTCTGAAGAACATTTCTCAATGAATGTGTCTAAAGAAAGGTCATTTTCAGTTAAAAACTTCATTTTAGATTCTATTGTTTTTATACCAACACCATTTACACCCTTTATGTTGTCAGATTTATCACCCATAAGAACTCTGTAAAATATTAGATTTTGTGGAGTAACCCCATAATCCTCTATCACCTCTTTTTCGGTGTACATTTTCTTTTTAGTAGGTGTAAAAACTTTAATTCTTTGATTTACTAATTGTAAAAAGTCCTTGTCAGATGATAAAATCGTAACTTCTTTTTTAAAGTAGTGATTTGCTAAGTATGCGATGATATCATCTGCTTCAACATAATCTATATAAGTCATCGTGATAGGTAGTATCTGTAAGTATTCAATGAGTCTCTTGAATTGATTTCTCATTGATACTTGTTGGTCTTCTAAGTCTTCATATCCTGCAAGTCTATTCAACTTAGTTAAACCTGTTCTACCTTCCTTATATCCTTTATATACGGACTTTCTTCGGTTAGAACCACCCTTTCCATCAAAAACTATAACGACACGAGTTGGTTTTAATCTTCTAATCGTTGCAGCGGTGGACAGGAGAAAACCTGTCACACCACCACAATGTTCACCATCATCATTCAAAGCAGGAACTGCCCCAAATACTCTAATAAACTGATTAAGACCATCAATGATAAGAACTCTATCATCGAGTGATTCGTTTTTTACTTCGTTATGTTCTTTACTTACTTCTTTGAGTAGTTCTTTATACCTGTTATTCATCAAAATCTGTTACTTCAACATTATCGATATTTGCCTCTTCACTTGATTGTTTGTAAGCCATAATATATGAATTACAAATCTCATTGTAAATAGACTCTTTTAATTCGGGTCTTTCTTCTAATAAGTCTTCAAAGTTCTTTGCTTGGAACTTTAATTCCTCACCTGTTTCTTTGTCGACATAAGTGTACCATGCACCACTTTGAGTTACCAACTTATATGTTTTCATCATTTGTAACCATGAACCATAATTGTCGATACCACTATCAAAGTAGATATCATAGTCAACTGAACGAAGAGGTGGCCCCATTCTATTCTTGATAACTTGAGCACGAGTTTTGATACCAACTACTTGGTCTACTCCACCAATTTTAGATTTAAGTTGTCCCATTGATTTTAACCTAATTCTACAAGAAGAGTGGAATGCGATTGCCTTACCACCACTTGTAGTCCAAGGGTCACCAAATGAAACACCTAATCTTGTTCTTAATTGATTTGTGAAAATTAAAGATATTCTTTCTCTACCTATAAGATTTGTAATCTTTCTCATAGCTTTAGAAATAATAATCGCTTTCTGAGTAGCATAACCTGCTTGGTCGTAATCTGCGGATATCTCTACCTTAGTTGAAGCACCTGCAACAGAATCCACTACAATAGTTACTAGCTTTTTCTTGTCTGATGACCTTACTGATTCTATAATTGAATCAATACCTTCAAAGATATCCTCAACAGTTTCAAGTGGAACATACAACATTTTCTGAATGTCAACTCCTATCGCCTCTAAAAACTCAGTATTACAAGCATTCTCAGTATCTATATAAACACCAAGACCACCCTTTTTCTGAGTATCTGCAATTGCGTGAGCTGCCAATAGTGATTTACCACTTCCTTCTAAACCTGTAATTTCTGTAATACGACCTACGGGTAATCCACCATTAGGTCTGTTTGAAATTGCCAAATCTAACATCGGTGAACCTGTCGAAACCCAACCATCAAGGTCAGTCGGCGTTTGTTCACCCCCATCCAAGAAGTAAGCCACCTTATGGGCGGACTTAAACTTCTTGTTTAGGTTATCAGCTAAGATGGAAGATAGTTCATCACGAACTGATTCTTTCTTCTTCTTTGCCATAGATTATTCGTTAAATAAGTCGTCAAACGCTTCTTTTACATTACTCGCTGGGGAAGTTGCAGTTGTAGTTTCTTTTACTTCAACTTTAGGTTCTTCTTTCTTATCAGAAACTTCACCTGTATCCAACCATTCTTTTAACATTCCTTCCATTTCTTCATAAGAAACTTTTTTGAACATATCACCAAGAACGATTTGGTCTTTAGCGGTTTCTAATATGTTCTTATCCTCAGAGATAGCTGATGTATTTGGTTTTACTCTGATGTAAGTTTCAGGATAAGTTTTACCTAATTCTGCAGCAGTTTTAAATTCTACTGTTACATCTCTACCATTTACGGGGTCAGTTAAATCACCATAGTCAGGGTCAGCAAAGAATCCAAGAAGTTCTTGGTATACATTCTTACCGAATCCCCAAAACTTAACACCTTCAGACTCTTCACCTCTAACGAGGATAGGAACATAAGTTCTCATCTTTGGAGTTAACTTTCTTGAAAGTTGGTAATCATTCCTATCACCTGTTGCTTTCAACTTTTCTGCAAACTCTAAGATAGGGTCTGCTTCACCAAAAGAACTCGGTGAGATAATATTCTTACCACCAAATCCAAAATGGAAATAAAGTTCGATGAACGGGTTAGAGGGATTGTGAACATAAGGAAGAATCCTTACTTGTTGTTTGCCGGGTTGTGGTTTCCACAAGTTGTCGGTCTTTGTTACTTTGGTCTGAAGAGAGTTCAGACGATTGCGGATTGCGTTTAAATCAATTGCCATAATTTACCTTTTTTAATTATTATTTATTTAAGTTAGTCACTAATATACAACATTTGGTTGACAAATCCAAATGTTTTTTCATTTTTTTTATTTTGCAGTTATCACTACTCATATAAATATGTAAAAATATTTAATTAACTGCATTATGCACTAAATTTTTGATTGTTAAAATACTGACTTTCACTATCTGTAAATTTTTTAAAATCAGTATATTTCAATTCATCATTATACTCCATGAACTCTTCTCGTGAACCAACATGATTATAGTAAATACGAGGGTCGTTCTGATAATTAGTAAATAGTTTACCCTTTTTTAAATGTGCTACATTCTTGTCTCTGATTATATCTTGCCAAGTCCATGCGTGTTGTTCA